GACCAAAAGAACCGCGCCCTCATCTCCGCCACCCGCTGGATCGACGCCCTTAGCTTCTACGGCGACCGCTGCACCACCACCCAAGCCCTCAAGTGGCCCCGTGACGAATACACCGTCGACGGCATCGACCTCGCCTGCACGCTAATCCCCGAGCCCGTCAAGGTCGCCACCTACGAGCTGGCCCGCGCCCTCGCCAACGACACCGACGCCATCACCGGCACCACCGGCACCACGGGCATCTACGACGAAGTGGAACTCGGCGAACTCAAGGTCAAATACAACAAAACCAGCCAAACCAGCGGCGTCATCAACAACGTCTTCGACGTCTACCCCTGGCTGCAGTCCTACCTCGGCCCCTACTGCATGGGCGGCGCCGCCAACTACGCCGTCCGTCTATTCCGAGGTTGACATGGGCCTCATCGACGACGTCTTCGCCCCAATCCCCACCTCAGTCCTTGCCGACTGGGGCCAAACCATCACCTACATCAAAACCACCACACCCCGCACCTACGACCCCACCACCGGCAACGTCACTGGGGCCGACACCAACGTCACCCTCAAAGCCGTTATCACCCGTCTAACCCCCCGCGAATCCGAGGGTCTGTACCAAACCACCGACCTCAAGGTCATCATCGGCACCAGCGAGCTTGGCTCGTACTACCCCACCGAGGCCGACCGCATCCAGTACACCCAGGATGGCGCCACCCGCGAGGCCAAAATCATCGCCATCACCAGCTATCGCGGCGACAATCCCGTCATGCACGTCCTCATAGCGAGACCCCAATAATGGCTAAACGCGACATCAAATTCTTAGTAAACGACATTAAAGCGGCAACAGTTGAAGCCGCACGAAACGCCGCTGTCGACATAATGAACAGCTTGGCCGAACGCGGCCCCGCATGGACAGGTAAATACTCTTCTGCTTGGTACGCCTTAGAGGATGGCGCCGCCCCTGGAGGAGCACGCAGTGAGGGCAAAATCTATACGTACAACCTGCGAAATGTCCCAGCGACACGTTTTAAGGCCGGCACGCTGTATCGCATAGTCAACGGTATGCCTTACGCAGATCAAGCCCAAGATCTAGTCGAATTTGATCCTCCCGAAGAGAAAGTTCGCAGGGGCACGATTGCTCCTGATCGCCTCATCTACGGCACTCGCCCCGAAGGCGGAAAACGAGGTGAAGTCCGTGGTGGCGGCAGCCAAAACCGCAGCACCGCACCACTGGACTGGTACGTCACGTACATCAACGGCGGCGCACTACAAAAAGACCTCGGTACTGGAACCCGTCGAGGCTTTGGTACTTACACACCTAAAGGTTTCGGCTGATGAACTACCAAGCAATCCGCGCCGCCGTCGAAAACCCTCTGCTTAGCGCGTTTGGCGCATTATCTCCAGCAGTCCCTGTCTATTTTGACAACATCACTGCCGTTCCACCAAATACAACAACGGAATACGTCCGCGTCAATGTTACTTTCGGCATTACCAACGAACCCACGCTTACCAGCAGCGTGGACAACGCCCGTGGAGCGATTGTTATCCGCATTTTTACGGAAAAAGGCCGTGGTCCTGCCCGCAACCAAACCTTGCTAACAACCGCCGTCAACGTGCTGGAAACCCTAAACAATGGCACTAAGGGAACAGCCGGCGTTTACTTTAAAGTCGGTGAAGTCAACGGCCCCACATTCTCTGCAACAGAAGAGTCTCCCCACTTCATGGGACGAATTGACACTTCCTACGTCGCAACTGTGCTGTCGTAGGAAATGTATTTGATGGGCGCTAACCTGTATTAAGCCGGGCAGTGCCCGCCCACAACGTCGTCTTTGGTAAGCCAATGGCCACCACCGTACTGTCCGGCACGTCCGGCGCTCTCTACTACAAGCCCGCTGGCACCACCGGAACTTTCGGTGAGTCTGGCGTGAACACCGGAACCGACACCATCACCGTCGAGACCTACCTGAACTTCAAGGTTGGCGATCCGGTGAAATTCTCCGTCGTGAACAGCCAAACCGGCGGTTCCGGTAGCGGCACCCTTCCTGCCGGCATCACCGGCGGCACCACCTACTACGTGATCGGCTACACCGCTGCCACTGGTGCTCTCCAAGTGTCCGCCACTGCCGGTGGCGCTGCTCTGGACATCACCGACGACGGCACCGTCGCCGCTCCCAACGAGTTCCAAGTCGCTTACGCCGATTTCGCCGTTGTCGGCCAAGTCCGCGACTGGAGCTTCGAGATCAGCCGCGCCGAGATCGACGTCACCACGATCGGTCAAACCCCCGGCCAATACGTGCCTTTCCGCAGCTACATCTCTGGCTTCGGCGACGGCAGCGGCACCGCCACTGTCTACATGACCAACGAAGACGCCGCCCTCTCCAACCGCATGGTGGAAGACGTGCTCCAGCGCCAGCAAAACGGCGCCGCCTTCAAGCTGTACACCGATCGCGTGTTCAGCGGTGGCACCCTCAGCGAAAGCCTGAGCCGCTCCATCGCCTTTGATGCAGTGCTGACTTCCGCCAGCTTGAACATCAACCCCGACGACGCCCAATCGGTGACCGTCAACTTCCGCCCTGCAGGCACCCCCACCTTCGACTTCAGCAAATCCGCCTGATAACCTGCCTCTTGTGTGGGACACCCCGGCTTCACCGCCGGGGTTTTTTATTGCTTCTATTCCGCTACAGTAGTAGAAGAACACATCTCGTTCATGCCCGTTCCAGTCCGCGCCATTGACCGCCTCAAAAAAGCGGCCAACTTGGAGCCAGTCAAAAAATCTGTCGAACTTTCCGACGGCACTGTTTTTGAAATGTGGGTGGCACCCCTGACGATGGCCGAGCGCGAACGCGCCCAAAAGCAGGCCAAGTCCGACGACGCCAACGCCTTCGCCCTCCAACTGCTGATCGCCAAAGCCCTGGACGAAAACGGCACCAAGCTTTTTAGCGCCGGCGAAATCGACGTCCTCAAAAACGAAGTCAAAGACAAGGACCTCCAAGCATTGATGCTGGCAATCCTCACCGACGACGGCGAGCCCATCGACCCCAAGAACTAGCCAAGGAGCTTCGCCAGGACAACTGGCTCATGCTCCAGTTCGGCGTCGCCAAGGAACTGGGACTAAGCCTCGGCGAAGTCCGCACCACAATGACCGCCGAAGAACTCCTTGGCTGGAGCGCCTACTTCTCGATCCTGAACGAGGACCAGCAAAAGGAAATCGAAAAGGCCAAACGCCGCCGCTAACCCCGGCGGCTCTTTTGCGTTGGCCCTACACTACTGAGAAGAGTCGTTGAGCGTTTTGGCCCAGTACAACGCCGATATTCTGCTCAACGTTAAGTACAACGAGCGCAGCCTCGATCGTGTCGCCGCAACGGTAGCTCGCGTACAGACGCTAGCAAAACAGCTAAAACCTATAAATCTATTAAAACCAGGAGCTGGAGCTGGGGCCGATCAAGTTGCACTCGCACTCGACAAAATTTTAACCCGTGCTAAAGCTATAAACAAAGAAGGTACGAGACAAATAAGTGCTACATACGCCGGAGCAGCTCAAACTGCTGATGTATTTGCAGAAGCATTACGCAACGTAAATATCCAGATAAGAAATGGAACCGTAAGTCTGCAGAATCAAGGCCAAGAAGTTCAAGATTTAGCCGGGGCCTATGCACAGGCCGCAGCAAAAGCGGAAATTTTGGGAGAAAGGTACGAAACTATAATCCGACTGGCGCGTCAGCAAGCAGGCCTTCAGATTGGTCCTGCCACACAGCTTGGCACCGTAGAAGCAGATTCGGCGGCAGCCGCCGCACGTACACAAGCAACATATCAAGCTCAGATAAATAAAAATTTAAGTACAGACATTATGTACCAACGAATGAAGTTAAATTTACTTTTGAATCAAAGTGAAGCACTTCTGAATCAAGATTCAATCGTATCTCGCCTAGCCAAAAAAGCAGCTCAATACGGTGGCGCAGGAAAGTTTGCAGAAAACTTAGCGTTAGGCGTCGGCTTCCCACTTCTTTTTGGAGGAGGTGCAGGTAGTGTCGCTGGTTCTGCCCTTGGCTCATTCTTCGGTAAAGGCTTTGGAGGTCAAATTCTTGGAGGCGCCATCGGCGCACAGCTGGACGCAGCAGTACAAAAGGCCGTAGATCTCGGAAACGCTGTACGAAATATTGATCTAGAAAAACTACAAGAACTTGGCATAAATATAACGCAAAACCTCAGCGATCAAGTAGCGCTGTACAAACAAATAGGCGATCAGGTAGCCGCGCAGGCAGTAGTTGCTAACGAGGTAGCAATACAAACAGGCGTATTTGCCGACGCTCAACAAGACATTGCTAATTCCGGTAATTTACTAAACGCCACCTGGAACAACTTTACAGCTACCATTAGCTACAGTGTCAGTTTACTAGCTTTACCGTTTACAACTGCTCTTACTGGAGCACTTGCTATTGTAAACGGAATTCTTAAAACTTTTAACTTTGTTGTATCTGGAGTTGGTGCAGGCATAAAAGGTGCCACTGCAATGGCAATCGAGTTTGTCGCCGGGAAAGACGCCCTCGAAAATATGAATGCGTGGATGTCTTTATTTAATGGTGAATTAGACGACGCTGTATCAAAAACGCAAGAACTTATCAGCGCACTAAACACACGGGTAGATTTAGCCGGAGTCGACCTACAATTAGCACGGGCAACAACGACAGGAGGCACAACAGCCAAAGAATTATCCAATATTCAAGCCGAAAAAACCGCCGAGCTGGAGCGTAAACGTATTGAATACATTGACAAACAGCGAGAACTTGCCACAAAATTTGCAGGAGCCTCCAAGGAAAGTCGCAACATTGCTTTTGATTTACTTAAACAGGAGTACGAAAGTAACAAAGCACTAATTAAACGAAATGCGCTAAATAAGGAAAACGCAGTCCTGGAGCGCGCCAGTGTTCAGGCTGCTCGTGAACAAGCGCAAGAACAAGAAAAACTAGCGAGAGCGCTGGAAACTTCGAGAAAAGCCGGGCTAGCTCTTCGCAACAACATGGACGAAGAGCTGGGATTGTTGCTCGAAACAGATGAAACGGAGCGCAAAGTCCTTCAAGTCAGTTATGAGTATCTACGAAATCAGGACAGCATAAACGAACTATTGGATGAAAATCAAAAAGCGGTATTGAATGTATACAACAGCGAAATTGCGCTTGCAAAAATTACGCAAATTCGTATGGAAGCTTATGAAAGTATGCTTACTACCGTCCAAGGAATTAGTAATGAACTTGGGCGAAGCGCCTTCCAGGGTACACCGTTTGCCGGGCCTGTACCAAACAACACCGCGTTGGCGTTTGGTACGCAGACATCTTTTGCGCAAGTCTCTCCGATGGAAAAGGCTGCTCTGCAGGCAAAAGAAGATTTGGCCAAGTTACTTGAACCGGCAAACCAAGTAGAAACAGCAGCACGCAGTATTGGCACAGCATTTACCGATTCTTTCTACAGCGTTATTGAAGGCACTGCTACAACACAAGAAGCCTTATCAAACTTGTTCAAAAATATTGCAAACTCGTTCTTTGATATGGCAGCCCAAATAATCACACAGTTACTGGTTATTAAAGCTATTGAAAGCGCCACGAGCATTTTCGGTGGCGGTAGTAAGGCCAAAGGATTTACAGGTGCTGGTCCCGTTGCTTTCCCCTCAAACTTAAATATCGGAGGGTTTGGTGGAGCTTTAGGTTTTAGAGCGGAAGGTGGTCCTGTAACTGCCGGTGCCCCGTACGTTGTCGGCGAACGCGGCCCAGAGTTATTCGTCCCCGGCCGCTCGGGCACCATCGTCCCCAACGACCAGATGAGCGGCAGCAAGGTCGAGGTTGGCTCGATCAACATCTCCGTCGAGAACACGGGCGAATCCCTAAGCGCCCAAGCCCAAAAGCAGATTGCCAACCAAGTCCAAGGTATCGTGATGGCAACCCTGGTAAATGAGCGCCGCAGCGGAGGCGTACTACGATGACCTTCCTGGATCTCGACGACCTCCGCCTCACCTTCGATAGCAAGGTCAAACGCAGCAAGCGCTTCCAGCGCGTGACTTTTGGCGACGGCTACAGCCAAATCCTCGGCGACGGCCTCAATGCCGAGCGCGAAAGCTGGAGCTGCATCACTCCCGTAATGTCCGGGATCGAAGCATTTTCCATAGAGGCCTACTTAAAGCGCTACGCCGACACCGCACTTAACTGGTCACCCCCCGACAGCACAAAAACTTTCAACACTAAATTCACGTCCGGCACCGCAATTTTGGGCTACACAAACATCTCAACTTTGGATCTTGCCGGCTACACCAGGCCATCTAACTACACGGCAAACCTTGCCTCCGGTGTACTTACAAGCGTAACAATTCCAAACAATCTTCGAGTAACCGTTACCCTCACTGAAAGTCCCAAAAAGTATCTACTGCGTGATGGCTGGGAACTCAACTACATCGCGCCTGATCTATACCAAATCACATTTGACCTAGAGCGTTTCTACGCATGACTCAGCAACCTCCTATTGCGCAAACCATAGAAAGTCGACTTCCCGAAGTCGTCGATCTTTTCACGCTCGACATCGCCATCCTCCTGCCCGCTGGATCCAGCGAACAATCTATTTACAGGTTCTGCAACTGGACCCAAGTCAATGGCAATGATGTGGTCTATGACGGCGAGACCTACGTTGCCCTGCCCCTACAGGCAAGTGGCTTTGAGTTGAACACGACCGGCCAACTGGAGCGCCCCAGCATCACCTTCGCCAACGTCGGCTTAGCCATCACCGGACTAACAAACACCTACGAAGATCTCGTTGGTGCAAAGGTGCAGCGCATCCGCACCCTGACGACCTACCTCGACGGGCAACCCGCAGCCGATCCCAATGCCTACTGGGGACCGGACGAATGGGTGGTGGAGCAGAAGTCCAGCGAAAATAAACTCGGCGTCACCTTTCAACTTGCGGTGCCGTTTGACCTTGAAGGTCGCAGCCTGCCCGGTCGTCGTCTACTGCGCGAACAATGCCAGTGGGTTTACCGCAGCAACATCGGCTGCCACTACAGCGGCGGCAATTACTGGAACGAAAACGACGAGGTTGTCGCTAGCCCCGGCCTGGACAAATGCGGCAAACGCCTTACCAGTTGCCGTTTGAGATTTGGCGAAGGTAACCGCCTACCGTTTGGTGGCTTCCCCGGCTTGGTTGATTCCCAAGGATGATGACGCTTTCTACCTGGGCAAATCCACTAACTCAGGCGCAGCAGTCGGCAATGCGCCAATACGCCGAGGCAGCACATCCTGGCGAAGCCTGCGGGTTCATCCTTACCGATGGCTCCGTCGTGGAATGCACCAACACCAGCATGGTGCCCGATCAATTCACCATTGCGGCAGAAGATACGGCGCTCTATCTAGACGATGCAGTTGCCTGTTGGCACAGCCACGCGAATTACAGCGGCTTCAGCCCTGCTGATGTGAAGGCGTGCAAGCAACTTGAACTGCCCTACGCCGTTTGGGATTGCGGCGGCAGCCAATGCTTTTGGCTAGACCCCGCCCAATCTGCCGGCCTACTGGAACGCCCTTGGAATTACGGCGTCTACGACTGCTACTCCGCCGTGCGCGACTGGTACTGGCAGCAGATGGGCATCAACATGAACGATTACCCCCGCCAGTACGAAGGCGAATGGAGCAACAGCGGCTTTACCTACTTCGAGGACAACTTCGCCGCCGAGGGCTTTACCCGGATTCCACCAACTACGCCACTGGAGCGGGGCGATGTGATTCTGTTCCGCATCCGCAATCAGAATTGTTGCAACCACGTCGCCGTCGTGGAAGATCCTGCCGCCAACCTGTTGTACCAGCACCTTGTCGGAAGGTTGTCTGGAACTACGGCATACAGCGGGTACTTCCGCGAGAATAGCTACATGGTGGTGCGGAGAGCAGGCTGATGGTCACGATCCGGTTGCTTGGTG